CTGCTGGAGAAAAGGAGTGACTGGATCTCGCTGATCCAGGCACGGGCCTTGGATCCGATCTTCGCAATGTAAGGGGTCACCATGAAGACCGAACTAGTCTAGAATGACGTACTAGGCACTCTTGACCACGAGTTGTACGTGGATCTAGACTTCCTCGGCTTCGGTGTCCGTTACTTTAAACCTTTCCATGATGAAGACATCAAATTGGAGTTCCCAACCCTAAGTACCAAGAGGTTGTGGGCCGCAATTGGTTTTTCGAAAGCAGAAAAAGGGTACAACCTGACCGTGCCGGAACAGTACAATGACTATCTGATCGCTACCCTGGCCAAAGACCAGTCGCTGTACCTTTTCGGTGGCTTTATGGATCCGGAAATCAACATGATCCTGAACGCCGCCTTCGTCAGGACCCTGCGCTAACTGGAACACATGGACCCAGAAGAAATGGCTGCCAAGGCGCAGCAGTACTTGACCGATTTTGGTGTGGTTGAAAGACAGGCTATCAACACCCGGCAGCTGTTTTCCCTGCACACCATAGTCAAGATCATGTACAACAAAGCTACTGCCGACCGAATCTTAGCGTTCAACACCGACGTCCTCAGCGGAACACCCTTTGAGCACACCAGACTCTAGGACCTGGACAGTGAAGCCGTTAGGAGACTCGAGTACACTCTCAGCCCGGTCGAGCCGCTTATCGTCACTGGCCCGCCAGTGGAGAAGAAACCTACCAAGCATTCACCCGATGGGGCTGTTTATGAACCCCTTACGAAGCAAGCTGCTGAACACGCTGTCACCAAGTCGTACAAGAAGTTGACGACGTACCACAAGGCTGTGAACCCGAAGACCAAGCAGCAATTGTTACGCCTGCCTGTCAGTGTGCGCCAGTATCACAAAGTGGTGCTGGAGTAGACTGAGGCCGTCAACAAGGCACTATTCGCGTTCCTGGACCTAATGGCCCGGCAGTTCGAAGGGTACCCGGCAGGTTCTTTTAAACGTAGCAGAGGTGATAGTTGGCAAGAGGCCCAAGAAGATATCGCGAGGTTCAGGAAGCGATTTGCCGAATGGGAGTTAGCCATGGAGAAATTCGCACTGGTGTACCTGCCTCGGAAGCATCTAGAGGGCTTCTTCACCACCCTCAAAAACTTCCACGACAAGGAGCAACGTGGCAAGAAATTCGACATCAACAGCTACAACCAACAAATCATCAACTTTGTTAAAAATATTCAGTTGGGAATGGG